ACCGTATGGAATGACATCAACAGTGACCGAGCAAAGATGGTAAAGAATAACCACCTCCCACAATTGGGTCTTTCGTTGACACGTTTTGGATTCAACTCATACTCAAAAGATAATGCAGAGATGATGAAATCCGCTGGTTTAGACTCAGGAGATGTCAACTTAGGCTTCGGCACTCCGAGTAACCTTGGGTTGACTGTCACACGTTTCGGAGAAGTTCTGAACGCTGACACGGGCCTCAACTCGCTTACCGATGAGCAAAAAACTATCCGAGAGGAATACCAAGCTCTAGGTATTTACGACGAAGCCACCCTTGAGGCTTTTGCTCGTGCTCAAATGTCACTTATCAACGAATAATTAATCCAACATAACGTGTCTGAATATTTAGATAAATTAATTAGCGCAACTGAACGGGGCGAAGCCGACGAACTTTTCGGAAAGGACTCTCCTGAACCTACGGAACAGTTTGTTCCCGAATCCGTACCCTTTCCTGACGGGTTTGAAGCAGTCGAAGCTGCCGAAGCTCGCCCCATATTAGGAAACGTAGTTGGCATTGGAGCAGAGCTTGGCACGGGGTTATACCTAACCAAGAAGTTTCATAAATCCCAGCGGTTCCTTAAATGGGCTAATAAAGCCAAGACCGCCGCAGTGGTTGGTATGGCTACGCCTGAGCCAGCCTCTACTGTGGGGGGTGTTCTTACGCTTGCTGCTACAGAGGCTGCTATATGGGGAACATCCAACCTAATTGGACAAAACATCAGAAAAGCATACGGAGTTCAGGACAATGTAAGTGCTGGTGAGGTTCTAGCTAGTTCCGTATTTGGTGTTGGGTTAATGACCAAGGCTGGTCAAAAGTTCATCTCCCTTGGGGATGGTCTAGCTTCTATGAAGGCTTGGGGGAAGGGTAACGAGCTTTTCGTCGCAGGTACAAAGAGTTTTGTTTCTGGGGCTACGTTGGGTGTCGCTGAAACTGCCCTTCGTCAAGAAGTCCAAATAATGCTCAACGAGCGCGAGAACCGTGACGTAGTGGAGTACCTTATTGGTGGTGCTGCTGGTGGTGGCTTCAACACAATGTTCGACGTGTTTAGTCGTACAGGCACTTGGGGACAAGCGAAAGCGAAGAGTGTTACTCGTAAAGCCAAGGAATCTTTAGCCAAGAAAGCAGATGAGTTAGAGGTCAGAGCTGAGACGTTACCCGCTAGAAGCCGAGGTAAGCTCCTCAAGGAAGCTCGTCAAATACGTCAAGCTATCGAAGTCACTGACGACCTAGGGCAGCAACTAGAGACCGCTTCAGAGGCTCTTAATAAACCTAAGCCAAAACAAGAGGAAGCCTCAGAAGCCCCAACGACACCTAAAGACACCCCAGAATTAACAACTACAGACACCAGAGGACAGGGGCAACAGTATCACGGGTCGTCACAGAAAATAGACGAATTTCTTACTGATGAAAATTATCTGTCTGAGGGTAATATATACGGAGAAGGCTTTTATACTACGGAGGCGCTAGACGTTGCCGAGGGTTATACAAAAAAGGGTAGTGGAAAAGAACCAAGCTTATATAGGGTTGATGAAAAAGCACCCGTAAACTTCTTAGATATTGATACGTTTAAATTTAAAGATTTAAAGCTAAAAAGACTTAGTCATGAATTTCAAGAAATTATAAATGAATTTGGAGACGAAGCTACAGTAAGAGATGTATTTGATGAGCTTAGAGGTGCTACAGATGATTATGGGAATAGGTTGACTACTGATGAAATCATCGAGGGAGCATTTTTTCCTATTAATGATAAAATCAAAGAAATGGGTTATGGTGGGATTGAACATGTTGGAGGTAAAACTTTCAATAAAGCCCCACATAAGGTCAAGATATACTTAAATCCTAATGAACAAATAGAACTTAAACCAGTAACTAAGACAGAAGCCCCAGCGACACCTAAAGACGCCCCAGAGCCTACCCCCGCCCCTAAGACACCTGAAGCTGCCCCCGAAGTAGATTCTACAGCACCCAAGCAACCCGTTACCCCTCGTGGAGAGCGAATAGAGACCCTTAGAACCTCTGTAGCTGGCTTAGATAGCACTAATATGTCCAAGCAGATGCCCCGCATTGAACGGGACGCTAAAGCTATTTACAGGGACATTTACGACAACATTGGTGCTCAGGTTCGTAAGCTGAAAGACGTAGACGACCCAGAGGCTCGTGCAGAGCTCTTAGGGTTGGTTAAAGACCTCCGCAAAGTCAACCGAGAGGTAAAGGACGTGGTAGAAACTACCGCTGGTCGAACACTTCAAGCCGCTCGAAAGGATGCTGACAAATACAACTGGACAGACACCTATAGTCTCCGCAGCCAACAAGAAGACGCACAACTAGCTATTCTTGAGGACACCCTTGAGCGAGGCGGTAAAGACGTAGAAGGTTTTCCGACCGCTAAGAGCGAAGAAAGCGTCGAGACTCTTTTGGAGGAACTTACGGAAGATATAGAAGCGCCGAAACCTACAACCTCAAAAGTAAAGACGGAAAGCGAAAAGCCTAAGAAGAAAACCGAAAGCAAACAACTCACGGACGACCAGAAGGCTGAAAAAGCAAAAGAACAACTAGCTAAAAAGAAGGAAACACTTCAAAAACGTCTTGGTGAACTACGCACTCGTTTTGGGGATGATGTTGCTCGTGAGACAGCAGCGTCAAAAGCAGATGCGAAGCCTAAGAAGCCTAAGAATCCAGAGATTAAAGACCTCGAAGACCGCATTAAGTTTTATGAAAGGTCGGAGGCTGAGGTCGATGAGATTCTGAAGCTTAAAAGACAACTAGGTGAGTTGGCAAATCGTGAAGCCTCTGGAGATATAACTCTGCAACGCCAAGCAACAGCTACAAAACCCAAAGCACCTTCTGATACATCACCAGAGGTCGCAGAGTTACGAGCTAAGATTTCGCAGACAAAGGCTCGCATGAGGCAACGACTGAAGGAACTAGATGAAGGCCCAATCAAAGCGCAAAAAGAGAAAACAAAACAAGAGGAAATTAATTTTCGTTTACAACTAATGACGGACATCGAGAACGCCTTCTACAAGGCTCTTGATGCCGACAGCGCGGGGTTTGTTACCAAGTCTATGCGTTGGATTGCTCAGAGTCGCCAGATGGCTCTTATCAATCAGCTGCCCTCAGCCTTCGCTGGTGTTCCCACAGGTGCTATCGCTCTAGTGAGAGAGGTTAACCGAGGCGTAACTAATTACACAGCCCAGAAGTTCGCAGGTAATCCGCTTGCAGGTGAATTAGCAAAGGTGGATATTGTGGAATCCCTAGCTAATTTCAAGAACCTGTTCTCCAAGGACACCCGTAAAGCCGTAGGTAGAACGCTTAAAGAAAACCAATCAGCTACCGACCCTCGCAAAGCTGGGAGGATGGATGAGGACATTCAAAATATGTCACTACCGAGAGGTGAGGCTGCTCTGGTAGCTCGCGCACGTAGGAGAGCAGAGAAAGCATCAAAAGCTAAAGAGAGCCTCGTCCAGCAGGCGGGACAAGAAGGAGCTGAGACAGTCCTTGAGCGGATGAACCGCATCTACTTCTTGGGTCAATCAGGAGGTGTTCGTTTAATTCAAGGTATCGACGAAGGCTTCAAGCGTACCCTCGCACTCGGACGTGTGAGAGCTTCTGCTCGAAAAGAGGCTATCCTTGAGCTTTCGGGAAACCAGTCTGCTAATGGTGTTAAATACACAGATGCGGATGTAGACGCGCTAGCAAAGCAAAAATACGAGAGTGCGTTAATTGACTCGGATGGTTTGATGGTGCTTCGGGCTAACCACGAATATATTGAAGAGGTTGACCTAGCTCGTCGTGAGTTATTGTTTGCCGCTAATAGCGATAATATTGATGAAGTAGTTACGCCTTATAGCGAGAAAATTGTCCAGACTCTCAAACAACTAGCAGGAACTGACCACCCGTTTAGCTTCGCTATTAACGCCATCATGCCTTATATCGGTGTTCCTATTCGTGGTGTGGCTAAAGGTGGAGCTTGGTTGGGTGCGCCTATTCGTGTGTTAGGAATGCCCCGCGGAAACGTAGTCGCTAACCCTTACATACGCAAAATCAAAGAAGCTCAATTAGAGTTGAATGCTTTAGACAGTGTAGCTTCTAAAAGAGGTGACAGCCCTTTTGATGAGAAGGGACTTGAAGCAATCAATGGTCTAAATGGAGCTAAAGTGGAACTACTTGAAAAGATTGACCGCTTAGAAGCTCGTCGTATCCAGTTTAACTCAGACACCCTTGCAGACGCCCTGATGACCCTTGAGCTGACTGGATTAATGGGAGCCGCGGCTTGGGCGGGTAACGCTACAGGCTCCCTCAGTTTCCTTAACGATGACCAAAAGAAAAAGATGGGACTGGTCGACGTGAAACCGTTCAAACTGTTTGGTATGGACTACAAAGCCATCGGCCCTGCTGCGTTTCCATTGACCGTAGTCGGCGACATTACTGCTTTCGTAAAAATCAGGATGGAAGAGGCTCAAACGGGTATAACCATCTTGGACGAAGACCTAAGCCTTATGGATGTTATTGTGAAATCTGTGGTGAGTATGGCGGGCGACCAACCGTTGTCTACTGGGGCTAAACAAATCACAGAAATCCTAGGTAGCGATGAGCAACGTAAGGTTGCCGCAAGCTCTATGATTTCAGGCTATACCCCTGTTCCCGCACAGGTTAAGAAAGCTATCCAGCAATACAACAACGCTGGACGTATGGTTGACCTAAAGGGGTCTTCTTTTGCTGACCGCTTGGCTTACGGTGCGCTTGGAATGGGCATCAGTAACTTTAAGACGGACTACTTCGGGTACGACATCAGCGACCCCCGTGGATTTATCCAAAACAACATTATGCGGCAATGGCCAGACGCTAAAAAGACCAGAGATACTTTTGATAACATCGTTGGAAGCGACATAACGGGCATCATCCAAAGTAAGCCAGAATACCTTCGTACAGGTGTTCGTATGAAAGACTTTGTGGATGAGAGAGGTGTTAGCATGACCTATCGTTTCGACCAACAGCTCAAAGAAACCAAGATTGGAGACAAAACGATGCACGCTGCTGTCTACGCTCTCATCACAAACAATCTATGGCGAGCTAAGTTTGATGAAGGCCCTAAGCCTGACGCAAACGGAGAGCTTATCAACGAAGGGCTCTTTGAGCTCAATAAATTGATGCGTAAATACTACGACAAAACCAAGGAAGACATCTTAAACAACATAGCAATCACCAGTCGTTTCATTAATAAGGACGACATCACCCTAAAGGATGAGCTTGAGCGTTATGGAAACGGTGACTTCTTAAAGACCTTCGGACAGCCTAACCTCGCTGACATAATAAATTAAATAATCCCTCAACCTCCAATAATTATGGCTAACTCCTATGTTGAATACTCTAGCGGTCTCACTGCTACCACCTACAATATCCCCTTTAACTACATCTCGATTGATGACGTTCTCGTGAAGGGCTACAACGGCTCCGCTTGGAGTGACCTTTCGGTTGCTTCCCGTGACGCCTCAGCGAATACAGTGACACTTAGCGGAGCACCCAGTGCCTACCAGAAAATCCGTGTGTGGCGTAACACATCTACAAACCAACTAGTGGACTTCCAGAATGGCTCTCGGTTGTCTGAGCGTGACCTCGACACAGCGTATCAACAAGGATTGTTTGTGTCTCAAGAGGTTTCTGAGAATGCCTCTACCGTGGTTGAAAGCGCTGGCCCACAGGGGCCTCAAGGTATCCAAGGGGAGGCTGGTATTAGCGGTGTTCTTAGTGACTTCTTCGAAAGCTCTGAGCAGGACGTAGAAGACAACGCAATGAGAATAGAAGTAGAACACGGTCTTGGAGTTGTTCCTAAGCTCGTTCAAGCTGTTGTTAGGTGTAAACAAGCCAACGGTGGTTATGCTGTAGGCGACGAACTCGATTGTTCTGCTCCTACATACATGAACAGTACTAAAGTAGGGTTTAATACATTCGGGTCGTTAGTTTTAACAAACAAAGCGACCACTACTACTTTTACCCCTACCGCTTCAAAATGGAAAGTAGTTCTCCGAGCTTTCGCATAATAATTAACCCTCTTAATGCCTTAACCTAAAATGAACTCTCAGCATCTAACTCCCGCCGTAGGAACCATTGGGCTCCTTGGTACAATTACCCTCGACTACATCAACACAGCCGTAGCTATCGCAGTGGGCATAATGACCCTCGTGTGGCTCGGTATTAAAATCTATAAGGAACTTAAAGGCGATGACTGATAAAAACCAAAAACTTCAAGGGCTACAAGACCTACTTATTGACGAGTTCATTAAACGCATCGAGAGTGGTGAGGCATCTCCGAGTGACCTTAATGCCGCTAGACAACTACTTAAAGATAACGACATCCACGCAGCAATGAAGGATGACAACCCTATGGCTAACCTAGTCAGTATGCTTCCGTTTAACGATGACGGCGTTGACAAGGTAATGTCCCAATAAAATGAAACGAGACTACAAAAAGGAATACAACAGCTACCACAAAAAGCCCGAACAACGAGCTCGTAGAAGTAGCAGAAACAAAGCACGTAGGCTTGCCATTAAGAAGCACGGAGCGGCAGCCGTTCAGGGTAAAGACGTTGACCACCGTGACCGAAACCCACACAATAACTCTACATCTAACCTGCGGATTCAATCAAAGAACGAGAACCGTGGGCGTAACAAGTAATGTATGGAAATACCCCCACAGCTAAAGGACTTTAAGAACTTCTTATATCTGGCTTGGAACCAACTCAACCTGCCAGAGCCTACAGCCCTTCAGTATGACATTGCTGACTATATGCAAAACGATGAGCGGCGTACCATCGTTCAGGCGTTCCGTGGTTGTGGTAAGAGCTGGATTTGTTCCGCTTATGTGGTTCACCAGTTGCTCCTAGACCCCTCTCTAAACATCCTTGTGGTGTCTGCCTCTAAGACCCGCTCTGATGACTTTAGTACGTTCACCTTGCGTCTCATTAACGAGATGCCAATCCTTCAGCACCTACGCCCCAAGGACAACCAACGTCAGTCCAAGATTAGTTTCGACGTAGGCCCAGCGCCTGCCTCTCACGCACCCTCGGTGAAATCTTTAGGTGTTACGTCACAGCTTACTGGTTCCCGTGCTGACATCATTGTAGCTGACGACATCGAGGTAGCTAACAACAGTGCTACCCAGTTAATGCGTGAGAAGCTCTCGGAGCAAGTAAAAGAGTTTGACGCGATAATAAAACCCAAAGACTCTTCTAAGGTTATTTTCCTAGGAACACCCCAGACAGAAGACAGCATCTATTCTAAGCTACAAGAACGGGGCTACAAGAGCCGTATATGGCCTTCCCAATATGTCACCCCCGACCACAGTCAAAGAACCTATAACGGCAACGTAGCGGGCTTCTGTGTGGACATAGAGAACAAAGGTAAGTCTACAGAGCCTCTGCGGTTCTCTGATGTTGACCTAGCGGAACGTAAGATTAGTTACGGCTCTGCTGGTTACGCGATGCAGTTCATGTTGGACTCTCGCCTTTCGGACATCGACAAGTTCCCTCTGAAGATTAGTGATTTGATTGTTACGAGCATCGACAACGAGATTGCCCCTGAGCGCTACGTGTGGGCTCGTGACCCAGACCTTGAGTGGGACTCCAGTGTCCCTAATGTGGCCTTTGCTGGTGAACGTTATTATCGCCCTATGAAGGCCCTAGGTGAACACATCGAGTTCACTGGTAGTGTGCTTGCGGTTGACCCTGCTGGTCGTGGTAAGGACGAAACTGGTTATGCAGTCGTAAAGATGCTCAACGGGTATCTGTACGTTCCTGCTGCTGGTGGTCTTTCGGGTGG